TTTGGCTAAGACACTCACCCTTGCGTGGGTGTCTTTTTACGAGGTAACAATATGGCAATGATGTTAGTAGACGGAGTGGAATTACCTACTCCGTCAAGCTTTGAATGGGGCTTGATTGATGTGTCTGCAAGCGATAGTGGACGTACACAAGACGGCAAAATGCACAAGAATAGAATAGCGCAGAAACGGCAACTTAAATTGTCGTGGAATGGTACAGACAAGGCTAGGACAGCAAAGATACTTCAAATGGTGAACCCCGAATATATCAGAGTGACATATCCTGACGCTATGAGCGGAACTGATGAAACACGTACATTCTATGTGGGTGACAGAACCGCACCTATCAAGATATGGACTGTTGGCAATAAGAGGTATGAGGTATTAAGCTTTCCTCTCATAGAAGAATAAGGCGGTGATTAAATGCTAAACGTATCAGCTAAATGGCAAAGGACAGTAATGCTCGATAATGACATAAACGTAAATTGTTTTGCTGACATAGTTACGGCAAGTGGCGAGAAAATCCCTATTAGTGATAGTGAGCTGTGGGCGAATGGCTTCGAAGTTAATGACTCAACATCAAGCAATGGTACTTTCACAATCGGGGCTTTGATTGCCGGAAAACTGAAAATTAAGCTGAATAATATTTATGAAGATTACAGCAAGTATGATTTTGATAAGGCAAGCGTAACAGCATATGTTTCAAAAAGCTTTTCTGATGGCACAAGTGAAAAACTAAAAATCGGTGAGTATAGAGTCAGCGAAACAAGTTATGATGGCTCACTCATAACGCTTACTTGCCTTGACAATATTAACAATTTCAATCGCGAGTACGATAGCAATTTAAGCTACCCTGCGACAGCATATGAGGTAGTCAGAGACGCTTGTATTAAGTGTGATGTACCTTTTACTATGGCGAGATTCGATAACTCTGATTACGTGATTAACGAGATACCAAGCGATAATCAAAAACTCACATATGGACAGGTAATAGCTTACATCTTACAGTTGAGCGGATTGTGGGGCAAGTGCGGTCACGATGGCGAATTGCTTATCGGTTGGTATGATATGAGCCAGTTTGGGAGCCAAAATTACAATGGCGGAACTTTTAGCACAAAAACTACACCATACTTTGACGGAGATACACTGAATGGTGGAAATTTCACCGACTATTCAAGTGGAGATAGCGTTGATGGTGGAACATTTACAGAAACGAGAAATTACCACAATATTTATACGCAAAAGGATTTAAATGTTGCGACTGATGATGTTGTTATCACCGGGGTAAAGGTAACTGTAACCTCAAAAGAGGACAAGACAAAAGATGTTAATGCTCTTGCCGGAAAAGAGGGATATGTAGTCTCAATCTCTGATAATCCGTTTATTTCGGCAGAAAAGGCACAGACAGTTGCAAACTATATCTTCAAAAAAATCGGTGGCATGAGGTTCAGACCTCTTGACGCTACACTCTTGTCAAACCCACTGATTGAGAGTGGAGATGTGGCACTTGTGACAGACCGCAAGCAGAATACCTATAGCTGTTTTATTTCTAACCGAGCATTTACAGTTGGAAGCGGTACAAAAATTTCATGCGATGCTGAAAATGCTTCAAGAAATAGTGCTGATAAATTTAGCAATGAGACAAAGGCTATCGTACAGGCTAGGAAAGTTGCACAGGCACAACTAAGCGCATATGACAAGCAAATGCAATTACTGACGCAGCTAATGTCTCAATCGCTCGGACTTTTTAAGACTGAACAGGTGCAAGAGGATGGCTCAATTATTTATATTATGCACAATAAAGCCGACCTTAATTCGAGCAACATACAGTGGAAAATGACAGCTAATGGCATGGCTGTATCAAATGATTACGGCAAGACGTGGAAAGCCGGAATTGATAAAGACGGAAACGCTATTTTCAATATCATGTCGGCTATCGGCATTAACTTTGACTGGGCGCATGGTGGTACACTCACTTTAGGCGGTGAGAATAACACAAACGGCAAACAGTATGTCAAAGATGCAAACGGAAAAATTCTGATTACGCTTGATAACAAGGGTATTACGCTTGCTGACGGAGTTAATATATCATGGAATAATATTTCCAATCAGCCAAGTATACCAAGCAAGACGAGTGAGCTAACAAACGATAGCAACTATGCCACAACGGAGCAGATACCTACAGACAATAATCAACTTAGCAATGGCGCCGAATACATTGATTCGGATACTGCAACACAAATTACGAAAGACACCGTGACTACGAGCTATGTAAATGCACTTAGTGTTAAGGCCGGTTCAGTTGACGCGGAGGACATCACAGGAACAACAATTACTGGCAAGAATATTGTGGGCGGAACAATTGATATTGGAAATGGAGTGTTTGCAGTTGACAACGATGGAAAAGTAACCGCCTCAAATTTTAATATGTCCGGCGGAAGTATTGCGCTGAACGGAAATTTAAGTAATTCAACGATTGGTTTAACGGCTACTGACAATTCAGGAAACAATTATGAGCTTTGGATGAATGGTGCGGTATTGCGAATTGTCAAAAATGATGAGAACTTGATTACCCTTTACGGAACCACAGGCTCTATAGGTGCACAGACAATGTATGCTCAAGAGATAGGCTCTGATAAATTTAGAGAAACCGATAGAGGATATGCAATGTGTGGCGATGCAACAGGTCATACATACCATTGCGGTTGGAATGGCAGTGCCTTAAGTTTCCAAGTTGATACTACCTGGGTATGGAGTTCGTCAGATAAACGCTTAAAAAAGAATATTGAAGCGATTAATCAAGATTATATTGACGCAGTAGGCTCAGTTGATTTATTTCAATACAATCTTAATAGACAAGGATATTCAAACAAGCCGTTATATTTTGGAGCAATGGCGCAGGATATAATTGAGAGCCTTAAAGATAAAGGACATGTCAATGAAAATCTTGATATGATTTTTCAAAACAAAGCAACATCGGATGATGATACGCTGTACTACGGCATGAACTATGAGCAATTCCTAATCTTAAGACTTGCCGGAGATGAGCAGAAGATTGATAAAATGCAAAAACACATAGATGAATTGGAAGATAAGTTTTCAAGATTGTGTCAGAAATTGGGTATTGATGAAAGCGAGGTATAGCTTATGGCAATTCAAATGAGACGAGGGGCATATGCACAGTTTGACCCCTCAAAAATGAAAGCCGGAGAATGGGCGGTATCGACCGACTCCGACACTAAAAAACAGCAGATATGGATGTGTTTCGCACCGGGAATAGTTAAGCGGATGGGAACTGTTGAGGATTTTGACATTGAAATTCAAAGACTTATTCGGAGTTATCTTGACGGCATGGCTCAATCCGTGTCACAGGCTCAAAAATCAGCACAAACCGCGACAGAAAAAGCTACCTCGGCAAGTAATTCTGCTTCACAGGCTCAAAAATCAGCGCAAACCGCTTCGCAAAAAGCAAACGAGGTCGCACAAGCTTCAGGAAAGATTGATACGGCGGTAAGTCAAGCAAACGCAGCTACAAAGGCCGCAAATGAAGCTGCGCAAAAAGCAGAACAGCAAGCCGGACTTGTCGAGCAGAAAGCAAACGGAAAAGGCATTACTTTTTCCGTGACAAGTGCCGGATTGCTCAATGTAAGCAAGGAGGACTAATATGAGCGGAATAGACATTATATCAGATACAACAGGGCAAGCAATTGTTGAGAGCATTAAAGCCCTTGGCACAAAATTAAGCGAGGGAAGAGTTGTTTATGGTGTTCACATCAACAGTGCGGATGGTAACCCAAAAACAAGAGTCAGATATTTAGCGGACGCAGTAGGCATGACTCCGGCGGCTATGAATTTCACGAGTGGAACTTTTGATTATGGTTCATGGGCGAATGCCTTTTTTATGCCAAAGCCATGTATGCTTAAAACGAATGGACAGGTTGACTATTACCTCAACGAGAATGACTTGACTAAAAAAATAGATGGCGGTGCGTCAGATGTAGCAAGCATTGATTACGATGGAAATGCTATGATGGAATGGGGCAATGGCACAGACATTATATGGTGGAAAATTGAACCCGACAAAGGCAATCCAAACAGTGCAAGCCTTTATGTTGCCAACTACCAAGCTGATAAAGATTTTAAAAATCTGAATTTCATTGATATTAATGGTAATGAAAAATCTCATTTTTACACGCCAATTTATAATGGCTCACTTGACAGTAACAATAAGCTACGCTCAATAAGCGGTCAAACAGTTATTAAATCGAAAACAGCCAGCCAAGAAATGACATATGCAAGAGCTAATGGTACGGGCTACGAAATCGAGCAGTACGTTGACAGACTCTTGATTAATATTTTGCTTATCATCATGGGAAAATCTACCGACACGCAAGATGTATTTGGACGAGGCATGAGTGAAAATGCCGGTGATGAAAACTTGTTACTCGAGACCGGTACAATGAATGGCAAAGGCTTATTTTGGGGCGAAAATGCCGGAAAAGCCGGAGTTAAAGTATTCGGAATGGAGAATTATTACGGCAATCAGTGGCGAAGAACAGTTGGACTTATCCTTGCTAATGGCATAGTGAAAGTCAAGCTGTCTCCGTCAACAAAGGACGGAAGCAAAGCAACCAACTACAACACTGACGGAACGGGATATATCGAGATACCTAATTCAACTCCTAGCGGTACAAGTGGTGGATATATCAGAGATATGCTATATACGGCATTAGGCATGTTCCCAACATCAATTACAGGCTCATCATCGACCTATTATCCTGATGGCTGTTGGTTTAACATTGCAATTATAGCCTTTGCTCTTTTCGGTGGCCTCCTGGACAATGGCCGTCTTTGTGGCGCGTTTTACGTGGGCTTGGTCAACGGGGCTGGTGCTGCGGGGTGGGTCATCGGGGCTTCTCTTTCCTACAAATAACTTGCAACAGGGAAGAGGGAATTTCTGCCTAAGCAGAAAGGGAGAAACCACGTTTCTCCTAAGAAAATTTGTAACTATAAACGTGTGTAGTTAATTTTATATAAGGGATTTAGTTTGCACCTTTGCTCTTTTCGGTGGCAACCTGAACAATGGCCGTCTTTGTGGCGCGTTTTACGTGAACTTGAACAACGAGGCTGGTAATGCGAGGTGGAACATCGGGGCTTCTGCACCTATCATTCATGGGATAAAATGAATGCAGACTAAATTCCGTACCCCTTGGTAAAAATTAACTCGATGCAAGCTACTGCTAGTAGTAGGATATGGTCGAACGTGGTAGAGAGGATAGGAAGAGAATACGTATGAGAACATACAGAAATCTATATGCTGAATTTATTTCAGACGAAAATATAATACTTGCAATTAAGAATTTCTCTAAGGGTAAAAAGAGAAGAAACAAGGTTAGGAAAATTTTAGCAGACCTTGATACATACATACCCAAAATTAGAGAATATGCGATTAACTTCACACCTTTTGAGCATAAGCCCAAAGAAATATATGACGGAATATCACGAAAGAAACGCAAGATAGTAATACCGACAGTTATGGAGTCAATAGTACATCACATGATAGTGAACGTACTTAAACCCATGTTTAACAAAGGAATGTATGAGCACAGTTACGGCTCGGTTCCTAAGCGTGGCGGAGCGTATGGCAAGAAGCACATATGCAAATGGATAAGGCAAGGCGGTAAAAATATTAAATATTGCTATAAGCTTGATGTGAAGCAATTTTACGCTAGTATTCCACAGGATAAATTAATCGAAAAGCTTAAATCTAAAATCAAAGATTTTAAATTCATGCAGATTGTTGAAAATGTTATACATTGCGTGCCTAATGGATTGCCACTTGGCTTTTATACCTCTGTATGGCTTGCAAACTGGTATTTGAGCGAGTTTGACCATGAAATCAAATCACTCGGCATTGAGCTGAAATATGCACGCTATGTTGACGATATGGCTATATTTTGTGCAAGCAAAAAGAAATTGCGTAAGGTAAAAGCTGTGATTGATAACAGTCTTGCGGAATTGGGCTTGACAGTCAAAGCAAACTGGCAGATATTTCGTTTTCATTATTTGCCCCAAAATCCATATGTTAGCAAGAATGAAAAGCCGGCAACATATGGTAGACCGCTTGATTTTATGGGGTATAAATTCTATAGGAATAGAACCACCTTAAGGAAAACAATCCTTAAGAAAATAAGAGCTAAGGCAGTTAGAATATGGCGGAAAACAAAGGTTACAATATTTGACTCAAAACAAATGGTTTCCGCTCTTGCGTGGATTAAAAATTGCGATATGTACGATTATTACAGGGAGCATATCAAACCATTTATAGATTTTGGGAAACTAAAACACAAAATTTCAACAGTAGACAGAAAGGCAAGGTGTATTGAATATGACAGAATACAGGCTCGTAGAAAACATGCAATCGGACAAGCCGCTTGACATTGACACAGCATCATCATCGAATATCGTTTATCAGCGGAAAAACATTAAATTGGTTGAAGCGACAGGAAGTGAGGCCGATTTTACTTACAAGCCTAAGCATTGGGAGTACGAAGAACGTGAACTGACACAGGATGAATACTCACAGTATCTTATTGCTATGGAACAAGCAAAAGAGATTAACGAACACTCCGATGAGGAAGCAATTGACAACTATACAAGGCAGTTAATGGACGAGGGGGTACTTTAATATGAGAATATTAGTTGAAAGTCTTAAAAGGCTATACGAGAGTGACAGAGTAACCAAGGAAGAATTACTCGACAGAGTAGCAAGCGGTAAAATATCGCAAGAGGAATATGAGTACATTACTTCGCAAAAAGTTGTATAGTCGGCATATTTCGACACAATAAAACACTTTAAAGTGCTACAGTAATGATGTTCTCAAATAAGAGAACTCTTCAAGTTTCGGTAGGGCGGTGGATTTTTCTGCCGTCCTTATTGACGTTTAAGAACAAATGTTCTATAATTGATGTATCGGAGGTGGCATTGTATGGAATATAAGGATGAAATAATTAAAATGATTGAGGGCTTGGAAGATAAAGACCTGTTATTGTACTTGTACATATTTATTAAAGGAAAAATAGAGGCAGAGTAAAAACTCTGCCTTGTGGTTATATTTTCTTTTCCCAAACGTTACCGCACTTTGAACACACAAACTTTGTTTTGCCGTTCTTGCCTTTAATTCCGGTAGCAGTACCGACAACGGCACCGACAGGTCCGAAGAGACCACCTACTGTGTTGCCAACAAGCGCTTTACCGAATGAGAATTTTTTCTTGGTATCAACAGGTATGCCAACACCATCACAACCCCATTTAGGACATTTAACAGTTTTACTCATAATAAAATACCACCTTTCTTATTAATTTAATTTATTTTGAGTATTTTCATACATCATATCTATTAAATTCATAATATTTTCTTGCTCTTTATCCGACAATTTAGATAATTTCAACGCGTAGTCCTTGATTTTGCTATCCATTTTTGACAGAGCCAAGTCTTTTGTTGCCTCCTCGACAACTGAATGGTGCTCTTTTCCGGTAACTAAATAATCAAGTGAACAATCAAGACATTCTGCGATTTTTACCAACTTAAATAATTTTGGACTGCTTTTTCCCTTTTTCCAATCTGAAAAAGTACTTTTAGGAAAACCGCCATATTTAGCCACTTCTGAATCATTTAACCCTTTTGAGTCTCTTAATTTACAATATCTTTCGTACATAGAAAATCTCCTTTAAAAAAAGTTGTGATTTCTCAACATTTGGGGTTGACAAATAAGACTTCCTAATGTAGAATGGAAAAAGAAGTTAGGAAATCTCAACTCAATAAAAAATAAAATTGAGAAAATAATATTATGTTTCTGGACAATTCATAGTATACACGATTTTCTAATTTTTATCAAGGCTTAGTTAGGATTTTTGAACTAAAAGCAAAAACTGTTAGCGTACTATCTCTAACAGCCGTTGCCTTATATGGCACTTTTTATAGCAACGGATTTCCTAACTATTGTCAAGAAAGGAGATGGGAAATTGAATAAGAAAAAACGACAGGCAAGCTTTAAAAAACTCGATACGCTCATAAAAGCTAGAAACGTTTCGTTTTACAAACTGTCGGAGGAACTCGGAATGGCACGAAGTACTTTTTCAGATTGGAAGTCGGGAAAATCAATGCCGAAAACAGACAAGCTAATTAAGATTGCTAATTATTTTGGAGTAGAAGTTTCTTATTTTATTGAGTAGAGAGAAAGGAGTAAAAATGTCGAAAATCGAAATCAGACAAGTTGAGGGCGAAAAGATTTTTACAGAAATCTACATTGACGGTCACAAAATCGACGGAGTGAGAAGCTATGAATTGAAACAAGACAGAGTCGGATTTCCCGTACTAACAATTGACCTAAATGCGTTTGATATTGCCACAGACTTGCGAACACTACAGTTGAATCAAAAATATGTAGGCACTATTAAGAGTATCAAATTTAGAGATGGTTATGAGGCTAATTTTGGCTCTCATGTTTCAGAGAGCCAATAGGAACTATTTGTTGAGATTTTGAAGAATAGAGCATTGTTTAGGATTGCGACAACAACCAAACGACATTGCATATTGACAGACCAACCGACCATTCTCAAGACTTTGTTTTTCCAAGTCGGAAGTATCTATCATTTTAATCTCAACGCGATAATCCTTGTTCTGCTTATTGCAGAAACCATTAAGAATCATAAGCGACTCACCTCCTTATTGTTTAATGAGGAGATTATACCATAGAAAGGAGAAAACATGAACGATTTACAAATTTTTGAAAATTCAGAATTTGGTTCAGTAAGAACAATAACAGTTGACGGAGAACCTTATTTTGTGGGAATTGATGTAGCTGATAAGCTGGAGTACCAAAATGGTAGTCGAGATATAAATGCCCATGTTGATGAGTGCGACAGAAAAGTTATTTCTTTATTCGATGGCAAACAGAATAGAAAAACAACAATAATCAACGAGAGTGGCTTTTATTCATTAGTATTTCAAAGCAAGATGAAGAAAGCTAAAGAGTTTAAACACTGGGTTACAGCAGAAGTGCTTCCGTCAATCAGAAAAACAGGCGGTTATGGTATGCCAAAGACAACAGGCGGTCAGATACAGCTTTTGGCACAAGGCTATACAGAATTAGAGCAGAAAGTAAACGACATCAAAGATGATGTGAGCGAGCTTAAGGAAAATGTACCACTTTACAGTTGCGATATTGACGAGATACAACAGCACGTTAAGCGCAGAGTTGTAAATATTCTTGGTGGCAAGCAGAGCGAAGCATACAGGGATAACAGTATCAGGCATAAGACATTTTCTGATATATGGACACAGTTAAAGCGTGAGTATGGTTGCGTATCTACTTATAAGAGTATCAAGAGAAAGTATATAG